GGGGTGGCGACTGGGATAGAGATTTTGAAGTAAAAGACAATAGATTTGATGACTTTCCACACTTTGAGGTAACTAATGAATAAAAGTATTACACTCGGGGCAATAACAAATATTTTTACAATAATAACCGTACTTTCTACATGTTTATATACTATAGGAGTAATGTCAAATAAGATAGAAGAGAATGAGAAACGTGGCAAATTATACTCAAGTAGAATAAATACAAACGAAGAAGACATTGTTGATTTAAAGGTAGATGTAGGCAAGATACTAGCAATCGTAGAACGTGTAGAAGTAGCTATGCATCAGAAATAATGAATGGACGAACAACAATTACAACAATTTGGAACAAACTTCATAGGAAACTACGGTTGGCTTTTTGCCGTTGGTTTTTTGGCGATTCTTTTTCGGTCCACGATAGAGGGACTAACAGAATCCTTTAAAATATTCTACGGCAACGCTATAAATGTAGGAGACTGCATATATATCTGGATAGAAGGAAAGAAATACGCGGGTAGGATAGTTAGGCTAGGTTTATTTAAATGCTCTATAGTTGTGTACAATGTGGGGCATACACATGATGGAGAGCCATACATAAGTGGTGGCGAAGATTTAGAAATACAGAATAGTAAAATAAAAGATTTTATAATAACAAGACCAATGGAAAATATAGACATAAGTAATTTTAAACAAAACGGCTACGAAAAAAGTAGCAAGGAGTAAAAATGATAGAATGGATAACAAATAACTGGGCAACAGCTTTGGCAGTATTTTATGTATTAGAAAAAATAGTAAAAATTACACCTATGAAATATGATGATATCTTACTGGATATGGTTTGGGGTGCGATTAAAAAAGCTGTAGGAAAAGGTAAAAAGTAAGAGAAAGTACGAGAAATGCCACAAAATAAAACATTAAAATCTTTTCCAGTTTCTATCGGGTCCCTTGAAAATTCATATAAAACTGTGTTCGTAGATAAGGACCCGACGGAAATTGAATTAAA